AGTTGTGTAAGTACCAGCAGGTGAGTCGTTAAGAACCTCAGGATTTGTTCCTGAATGAGCAGTTGATGAGAAACCATCAACAGATGAACCGGCTTTGTTTCTGCCAGAGAAATCTGTATCAGCTTCGTCAAATAACGCTTCTGTTCCGTCCTGTGCGTCATATCTGCTTCTCATAGCAAATATTAAACCAGTTGGACCAGTCATTGGTTGTACGCCAGCAATATCGTAAGCGATAAGGTTTGGCATAGCTCTTCTTACTAATGAAATCAAAATTGGATCCCAATTAGAAATAGAAGCACCAGTTGAGTTAGTTGGAGCAGCTTCGTTTAAGAAAGCAGCGTCCTCTTTCATTGCACGCTCTTGGTTTTCCAAGATTGTAGCAGTAACAGCTCGTCTGTAAGAATCACCGATTTTTGGTAAATCTGCGTGTTCTAGGACTGGCTGCCATTTTTTTTCGTGGGTTTCAGATAAGTACATATCTTCTTCTCTCCTCTATTAGATTTATTTCGACAACTTAATGTCTTTTGTTTTAGTAATAGCGGCGGTATAAGCAGCCATGCTTTTTGATAAATCTACATTTTCAGTTGATTCACCAACCGCTACATCATCAATGTCAGATGAAGCTTCTTTCTTAGCGCCGAAATAAGACTCTTTAATTGTCTTAACCTTTGCTACAAAATCTTCTTCATTTGTATATTCAACCTCTTCGGCAAGTTTGTTGAATTTCTCCTTAGCAGTATCAGCTAAATCTTCGCTCATATCTTTTACAATAAGAGCTCTGTTTTTTTCTGATTTTACTTTGTTAAGTTCAACATTCTTTTCGATTTCTTCGTTAAGTTTCTTTTCTAACGATTCAATCTTTGAAGCTTGGTCTTCTAGTACATCATATTTTTCGTCTGGGACTGAAATATAATGCTCTTCAAAAAGTTTCTTCATACCAGAAATGAAATCTTCAGCAATTTCGCCTTTAATTCCACGCTCAAGAGCTAATTCGTTTTCTTTCATCCACTCTTCCACTACATATGCAAGGTAAGAGTCAACTTTTTCAACTAATTCGCTTTTTGCTTTTTCTGATTCTTCTTTAAGTTTTTCTTCGTATCCAGCGTGCATTTTCTTTTTAGCTTCTTTAACTTTTGAGTTAACAGCAGCTTCAAATATTGTTGCAGCCTTCGACTTAAATTCTTCGGACAAATCTTCGTCTTTGACTAAAGCGTCAACATCAGCTGAAACATCAATTGTTTCATCTTCAGTTTCTTCTTTTTTGTAAGAAGCTTTCATTGGCTCTTTCATATCTTTTTTCTTGTCCATGTCAGTTGCCATTTCTTTCTTCTCATCTTCGTCTTTAGACGCTTCTTTGATTTCCTCAGAACCTTCCTCGACAGTTTCGTCTTGCTCTTCTTTTAGTTTTGGCATTGCGTCAGCAGCACCAGCACTTTTTTGTTGAGCATCGCCTGAAACTGGCTTAACTTTTTTTGTTGCGTCAGGATTAGAATCTGTAGGTTTTGTTACCGCTGTTCCTAAATCCTCTGCCTCATTGCTAAGGTGAGTAGGTTCAGCCGCTACAGCATTCTTTTTCGGAGCGTCAGCTTGTGGGTTAGCACTCGCTTCAGTCACTTCTTTTTCCAACGCCTCAATCTTTGTTTCTGTTTCGGCCATTTGAGAAATCTCCTCTATTTTTTAATTAATTAAAAAACTCTCGTTTTTTGTACAATTATATTTATAAAACTAAAGTTTTTTAAGAAACGATTCAAAGACATTTAGCTTAACTTCGTCTAATTTTCTCTGTTTCGCTTCTCTTATTTGTTGTTTCCAGGCTTCGATATCCCTTTCCACAAGTTTACCATTGTCCCATACCCACTCTTTACTCTCCATAATTCCTTCTACGAAAGCGTCTGGAGCGCTTGGGTCTGCAACAATGTCAGCCGCCGTTGCAAGGTAAAAGTCATCTTTTACATAGTTTGCACCGTTACGCTGAATTATTGACCCCATACCACGACTTGAAACGCCCAATTGAGCGCCCTCATCTATAAGACCTTTTACAATCTTACCGTATGGTGTGTCCATAATTTTTGCCTCACCAATAAAATTAGCACCATCTGGAGTTAGAGATGTAATCATGTGTGATACTCTCTCTAAATTTACAGTTGGACCGTCTGGATGTCCTAACTCGCCAAAGGCTCTTTTCTTGTTGATGAATTCTCTATTGTATCTTGCCACTTCCTGTTCCAAAATTTGTTTTGGATACACTCTTCCATTTCTGTTCTTCAAATCTGATTGAAGAAAGATACCTTTAATTTTATATGATTTTTTTCCGCCAGTTTCTTCTACAAGATACTCTGCGTTTTGAATTTCTTCCGATATTAGTTTCATATGTTCTCTCTTTGTACTAACTATTTATAAGGTTTTTTACCTAAACTCTACAATAATCGTGTAATTATCACCGTTTGCAAAGTTTTTCGTTGATAATAGTACATCTCCTGTTGGTACTGTTGCGTTGTTTGGTATCTCATTACCAGCTGGTCTTAAATCCCAATAACCATTTCCTGACAATGATAATGCTGTTGCATTTGTTGTTCCGTCCCAAATCAATTCTACTGCTGACTTATTATTAGCAGTATTAATAGAATACCATATCTTACTAATTTTTCGATTGCCGTCTTCACTCATAAAAGTTAGCTCTGAAGCGTCAACCTTTTTAACTAATGTTTCGCCAGTACCATCTGAGCTGTTTGTCAACTTGACTACAAACTTAACTCCAGTTGTATCTGCGATTGTTTGTGTTGTTACTATATCTGCCATTACTTGTATCCCGCTTCTTTATGACATTCAATTACTAAATTATACTTTGTAACTGTGTCATCACTATTTAAAAATATATCGCCTATTGCGTCTTTAACTTTTATTTCATCTGGTTTAAGTCCATAATTACCTCTACCAGATATAATTACTTTTTTAGATGTGTCATTCTTAAAAAAGACTGTCACATTACCTGTACCTAAAATCTCATACTGCATATTTGCAATTGAAACTTTTGGTTCACTTGTTGCGTCTTTACTATTTACAACATCAACAAGCTTTTGTTGAAACTCACCACCAACACCATTAGAGTTTACAATAATTTTAAAGTTATCATCTACTAACTGTGTTGTTGATATAGTCACTTATTAACCTCTTGGCGAACCAACAGCACTTGCTTTTGAAGTTCCGCAAGTAATCTTGTCAGTAGTGCCTTTTTCTATAATTACTGTATCGCCATCTTCCAAGTAGAATTGACCTAATTGTGTGTCATCTGTATCTAATACTGTTCCTGTAACATCACCTGTAGCAGTTATTCTAACGAAGTGAGCATTACCAAATGTATTAGCGCTTGGATTAGTAACGACATCTCCTTTAACTATAAAAGTCTGTGCCATTTTATTCTCCTAATTGTTCTTCTAACTCTCTATCAAAATAATCGTAAAGAGTTTTTGTGTTAATATTATAATGTTCGGCGACCTTATCTACAGCGCCTTCAAAAGTTTTAATTATATCGTCTGTATTATCTTTAATATTTTCAAAGATTTCTTTTACTGCGTCTTTCATTTTTGGACTTAAAGACCTAAAAGAATCCGAGTCGATATATAAATCTCTTTCAACAATATTACTGAGCTTCAGTTTCGCCATTACCTGCAATCTCTATCTCAGCTTTACCGTCATTTGCCATATCAGCACTTGTCTGTACTTGGCCATCTTGTGTAAATGTACCTGGTTCAGCAATTTCTGGTTTAGGGTCACTAATTGGTTGTGCCTCAACTTTTCCATTAAACAAATTAGCCGCTAACTCTTGTCTTTTAGCGTCCAAGGCGTCACCCATTTTATCTCTTAATGCACTTTTAAATGCTTCGCCGGCGTCTGCATTGTTGCCAGCTTCCAAGTTGTCAATAAATGCTTTTGTATTTTCTGACATAATTTATCTCCTATAAAGTTGTATCTGTAACATCAGCGGTCGGAGCAGATATAATACCATCATCAATTTCTTTTTTGATTTGATTATCAATATCTTCAATCTCTCTTTCGTTTTGTTTCAGAATGTTTTTTCTCACATATTCTACTGAATAAAACTTACCAATATAATCACGCATTTCATTTGCTAAAGCTAATCGCTCTCTCATCATTTCAGTATGTTTTAATTCTGCAAAGTGACCGTCTTGTAAGAAGTCGTATGTAATACTTTCTCTTACAGATTGCCAATCTTCTTCATTAATAATACCTTTAAGAATTAATTGTGTTCTTAAAATATCATTAAATAATTCTGTGAATTTCTTTCTTAATCTTTGTACAAATTTTGTAAATTTAAGTTCATCTCTAGTTATTTCTGAGGCTCTACCCATATTAAAACCAGAGTTACTTTCTAATCTACTAACTGGTACATTCAATGAACGATATAGTTTACTTCTAAAGTATTCAATATCGTTAATTTCTCCTAGATTTTGACCGCCAGGCAAAGTAGTAATATCAGTACCTCTTCCACCTTCTCTGCTCGGTAACCAAAAATCTTCCAACATTGACATATAGTTTCTGTCATCTCTGATTTCTCCTGTTGAGGCGTCATAAACAAGTTTATTTCTATATCTTGCCATAACATCTCGTAAGTATTGTTCAGCTTTTACTTTAGGCAAATTACCTACATCAATCTTAAATATTCTTCTTTCAGGTGCCCTAGCAATTCTGTAAATAACAGTTGCGTCTTCAATCATTCTTAATTGATTGACAGGCTTAATTGCTTTGTGCATATAAGATAAGACCATATTTTTAGTTTGGTCAATTAATCCTGACGGACAATAAGCAATTGTATCTGGTGCAATTTTAATACCACCAGATGTAGAGTTGATTACACCTTTTTCATTGAATAGATAATATTCAACAAACTCATCAACTACTGAAAGCATATTAGGACCTGTAACTCCTTCAGGTCTTTTCTTTCTTACTTCTCTAATTCTTTTGATTTTACGAGGGTCAAGGTATTTTAATTCTGTAATACCTTTTGTAGTAGCATTTCTATCAATAACTTTTTGATAAAAAATTCTACCATCTACATACCATCTTCTAAAGATGTCATGCCCTTTAGTGTTAAACTGCATAAGTCGTAACACTTCTTTAAATTCATTCTCAATTTTTCTACGAACATCTTTACCATAAGGTAAATTATTAACATTTACTCTTACAGCCTCTCTGTTTTCATTAGCCACAATTGCTTCATTGACAATATCTTCGATTGCCAAGTCGCACTCGGGGTGTAATGAAATTTCTCTATACCTTCGGATTAAATCAGCTTCAGTCTTGGCGGTACCTTCCATATCAAGGTACTGACCAAAATAGCCACCAGCGGCGATAGTTTGTGTACCATCATCCGCTGGAGCCGTTGTAAAGCTTTGTTTTGGATCCGACTGTTGTTTGAGTCGTGTTATAGAAAATCCAAATAGTTCAGCCATTATATTTTTCCTCTTTTGTTAGTAATACTTATCCGCTTAAAAATTAAGTGGTTGTGTTACTTTCAAAGTATTGATAACGGAAAGTGACGCCAAATTCTTCGACAGCCGCTTGCTCGTCATAGTTCAAATCAATCGCACCAATACCAGTTGGAAACAATCCTCTTAAAGTATAAGTTTTGATTGTATTTCCATTTCTGTCAAGGTGGTCAACAAATGCGTCAACTTGATAATCAACAGGATTTGTTAATCCTTCGTTATCTGACATATTGTTGATACCATTTTGCCATCTTTCAAAGGCGTTTCTTAACTTAAAGTTTGTATCGTTAAGAACCTGGATAGACCATTCATCAAATGTTCTATCACCACCAATGTAGATTTTTCTGCCTCTAAATGGTACTTCTACCACACCAACATTCATTGCTGGAATAGTTGTGCTTCTACATAAAAATGCTAAGTCTTCTATTTCGCCACCAACTTGAGCGTAACCAGGAAAAGGCATTGTCACCTTAAACTGATTACTTCTAGCGCCACCGCCAGCAAGTTTAGCTTTGAAGTCATTAATGTTTGCCATTTTTTATTTCTCCTCTACTAACCTGCTACTTCGTCAAACGAAACGCCGGTTCTTGTTGCTACGAATGATAATGTAATGAAGTTAATGCTTCTAGCAGGTTTTACAAAAATCTCTGCTTTGAATTCATTTCTATCAATTACATCACCTGTATTGTTAGTTTCATCACATACTACTAAGAAGTCTGTGATACCTCTACGACCTTGTACTTCTCTTAGGAAAGGTTCTACAATGTTTCTGAAGTTAGCTCTTGTAAATTCATCATTGAATTCAAACAATTGAAACTTCGCACTTGTTGAGATTGCCTTTTCTAAAGTGATAAACAGTCTTCTTACATTGATTCTATCAAAAGCACTTGGACTTGCAAGAGCAGTTTTGTCACCAAACAATACTGTTCCTTGTCCTGGGAAAGTAGATACTGGATTTACTCTCTTAGGATATAACTCATCTCTTTGTGTTTTTGTAGGATTAAATGCAAGTTTAACAGCGCCTCTTACAACACCTCTATTGAAACCTGCTGGTGAGAACCAACTGTCTGCAATAAGGTCTGTTCTAGCCGCTAAGCCTGCCATGTCACCGTTAAGTGGTACATATCTGTAAACATCATTGTATCTGTCGTACATATACTTGTAACCTGAATCAAAGAACGCATATGAAGAAGACGAAATGTTTGAGTAAAAACTTAAAACATTTGACTTTTGCGTATTTGAGTTAGTTACATTAACTACATCACTTCTTTCAGGAGAAGCAAAGACAACACAGTCTTTTCTAGCTTCTGCAATTGTGATTAAGTTTTCAATATGTGTAGCGTCACATGGACCAGCAATGATTAGACCAACATCAACTGTTTCACTATCAGCAAACTTATCGTATGCGTCTTTTAGTTGACCAGTTGTTACAGTTGAACCGTTTGAACCGCCACTCATTGAGTCGCTAGTTGGAGCAGTTACACTTGTAAATGTTGTTCCTGAAGCTGCATTACCCCAGTTTGTACCATTAGAGTTATGTTTTGTCCAATAGATGTATTGAGATTTAGTGTAGATAACATTTGGATAATAGTTATCATTACCTTGTGGGTCTTTTGCGTCAGAAGCTTTAGAAAGTTTTGAATAAGTTTCTAAAATAGTTCCTGGTGCGCCTGAAATTCCACCGTCTTCGTCAACAACTACTACATGGATTTCATCTCCGCTTCCACTTCTATCTGAAGTCCAAGCTGATGTTCCTGGAGCGCCGTCAACAGCGTCATAATATCTCCATCTTCTTTTTATTCTTGCGTCATCAGCTACAGCTCTTTTTAAACCGCCAGTACCTCTAGGGTGTTGAACGATTGTTATTTGAGTTGAAGCGACAGCAGTTACTCTATACTTTTCTCCGTCATCAAAATCAGTTGCACCGCCTGTTGTTGAAAACTCAATAATGTCACCTACATTTAAGTAAGATGTAGCATCTGAGTCCATAGTAACAGTTGTGTCGCCAACAGCTAAGTCAGCTTGGTCAACTTGTTGTGAAGTTGTTAATGTTTCTTCATAAGCAGTCGCTGAAGGACAAGTAGAAACAAGTAAATTGTTTCCGTCTGTTCCAGCTTCTCTAGCAACAAAATCTGCGTTACCAGCGTTACCGCCTGAAGCATAATTATTTTGCCAGTCTTCCGTATTTTTTACTAAAACACCTGTTCCAGATGTTGAAGCATTTACAGCGGAAGTTTGGGTAGCTCGTACTACTCTTAAAGAGTTAGAATATTGTAAAAAGTTAGCAGCGCTGAAAAAGTATTCGAAGTTACTTGAATCAGGTTTACCAAAAGTTTCTACAAGTTCTTGTTCACTAGAGATACTTACTATTTCGTCTAAAGGTCCTTTGTTGAATGAACCAGCAACGGCCCCAATAGATGTTGAAACAGCAGGAATGATTCTAGTTAAATCTCTTTCCTGTACGAGAACACCTGGTGATACTTGAAATGCCATAGGTTTTCTCCTTTAATTAGCTAATTACCTTGTTTTGCATATTAAAATATTCAAACTTCGTATTATTCATACGCCCATATTCAAACTTTGTCATACAGATATTTATAAGATACTGGATTTACAGTCCTTTTCTGACTACGGGGTGCCAAACTGTACCATATTCGTCCACCTCAGATTTTAATTCATCTGGTGTACCATCATCTACAAAACCAAAAGGCGCCATATCTTGTTCAATTAAGGCAGCCTGTTCTTCGTATAGTTGATTTCTTATGTTTGAATTCGATAACTCTTTAAAATACTGTTGGTTTGACAACCAACCAAATATGACTAGACACATCATAAGGTCATCATTACAACCATCCTCCGCCATCCAGGAGTTACCACGCCTACTAAATGTTGACATCTCCTCTATTAGCTGAAAGTCATTTATGATAAATTTATCACTTTCAATTAGTGTCTTAATACTAGAGGTTCCTAGAGCTTTAATCTGTTTGGTCATACGAACACCCATAGATGTACCACGGCCACTAAACATAGCGCCTAATATTTGACCAGCTCTACCTCTTTGTGTGGTCATCATCATATTATCATATTCTAATTCCATTTGTAGTATTTCTGCAATCTGCTGGCCAATATCATTTACTTCACAAAGAATATGTGCATGATTATAACCTTTACAAACTTGTTCGATTATACTAGGAAATAGATGTGGTTTAATTTCATTATTCTTATAAGTTGCAACTACCTCGTAAGGTATTTTTGTTACATCAATCATAGTAAAAGCAGAATAATCTCTTCCTGTTCCACGAGCCACATCAACTGTGCAAACATACATTCTATCTTTTTGTGGTTTCTTAAACATCTGTAAACCATTTTTACTCGTAATCGCCGGTATATACGGGGTCGCTTTTATTTTTGCCGGCGATATTAGAGTATCAACAGAACCTAAAAACTCACACTCAAACTCTTGTTGAAATTGCTCGGGTGAGGTGTTTCTAATTGTTGTTTCTTTCCACTTTTCATCTCTACCTGGAACCTCTGACCAATGTACTTCGATAGGCACATAATCATTTTGTTTATTAATTGCGTCAACCCATAACTTGTAATACATATTCATACCATGTGGTGTTGATACAATTATCATCTTTGTTTTTTTACCAGATGAGATTGTAGGATAAACTGAACTAAAAAACATTTCGGCAATATTAGCAGGCACGAAAGCAAACTCATCAAGGAAAATAATATTAAAAGAACCACCTCGAATAGCACTTGATGATGTGGCAGCCGCAACAATGGTTGATTTATTTTCTAATTCAATATTACCTTTGTTCCAGTTTATAACACCTTGTTGTAACCACTTTGGTAAATTTTCATATGCAAGTTGAAGTCTGCCTAAAATATCTCTAGCAGTTTGTGATTTGTTGGCTAGAATAGCAATATTACTATTAGGATTAAATAAGGCATAATGCAATAGATATGAAATAGTAGTGGTAGATTTACCACTTTGTCTAGGTAGTTTGCAAATTGTGAAACGATTGTCATGTATTGTTCTTACAATATGTTTTTGAAAGTCCCACATTTTAAATGGAACAAGGCCATCGTCAAGTGAAACAACTTGAACATATTTTTCCATAAAATATAAAGGGTCTTTTTCACACTTTTTATATTCTTTAATATTTTCTTTTGTAAACTCAACTGGTGTGTTTACTTTTTTAAGATTTGGATTACCTAAGTATGCGTCAGTCATTTATTATTATGCCTTCTATATGGGTAAAACCCATTTTAACGGCAGCTTCAATTCTACTACTGCCTCTATCAACAAAATATTCTTTGTCGTAATTTGGATTGGTGTCATGTACAATTGTGACCGCTTCATTCATTTCCTTACCGTCTAATATGTCTTGCAACATTATGCCATTTTTGACATAACTTAAACTACTTATCGGAAATATCTTTTTCTTCGGATGTTGTTGCTTTGCCTTCAATAACTTTTTCATCACCTTTTAACATCTTTTGTAATTCAGCAGTTGAACCTACAAACAATGCGTTTTTAATGTTTGCATTGGCCGTTTTTGGTAACTCTTTTAAATCTTTTAATTTTTTATTTAAATCTTGTAGTTTATCTACTGTGTCTGCGACATTTTTAATACCAGCTAATGCAACCTCATAAGCTCTTGGATGTTGGCCTTCTTTTGCAACATCTAAAATACCTTCAATTGCTTCTTGTCCTTTTTCAATAAGATTGTAATAGTATTCTCTACTATTTTTGTGGTCATTATCCACATCTTCT